TACGGTGCAAAACTATCCTAAAACACCTACTCATTCATAGGCTACCTCTAGTTAATTATAATTGTATTAACAGAGGAATAATAACGACCTATAAACGAATTATTTAGTCTTTTCAGCAATTACTTTCTTTACCTTAGATGGCCTACCTTGAAGAATATCAAGAAGTTGTTTATTCTTAGCTTTTTCTATTTTCAGAAGACCATCTAATTTATCCATCTTCTCTTTTAACTCTAATATTTCATCCTTATTGTCATCTCTTTCCTTAATAGCATTTTTCCAGTGTGTTTTTAATTTGGAATTGCTAAATTTTAAGTCGTCTATTTCATTCTCTAACTCTACTATTTCATCTTTATAGAATAAGTCAGACCTTTCATCTGTTGAGTCTTTTTCATTGCTAATATCAACAAAATCAGTTTTAGCAAGATTATCACCTCTACTACTCCTTAATCTTATTAATTCAAATACAGGTAATAATATATCGATATACTCTTGACAAGTAGGACAATTATAACCATCTGGTCTTCCTGTACACCATAGATTAGTAAGATGAGAAAATGTTTTCTTATATCTTTGCATTAAGACATCTCTATCTTCTTGATAATAGACAAATTGATGGTCATTTTCGTAATATTTCTCAAATACTCCCATTTGCTCAAATACGTCTCTTAAATCTATTTCTTTATTCATTGTAATGGTTTTAGCTTTCATCTTATCTCCTTTATTTTTTATTTTGTCTTTCTTTTAATCAGTTTATAAATAATTTCGCCCACCAACCTATCCCCAATTATTATCTTTACGACAATAACGTACTTACATAATCTTTTTACGTGGTCTCTTTCTTTTAATGTAAAACTTTACTAAGTAAGACCAATTAGCACTATTACAATAACACATAGTACTTGTGCCATCGTGCTCCCATTCAATACCATTATCACAACTACCACATAACCACAATCTTATTTTATCTAACAGTTTATAATACGTCTTCATATCTGTCTCCTTTTTATATGAGGTAGAATAATGTTAATAACAATAATACAAAATAAATACTACACTTAGTTTCTTCAGACATATGTCCTCCTTTTGCAATGGACTAGGTGCAAGACGCAATTAAGCTTTCGCTCGTCTCATCTTTATAACCATTCATATGGTAACCTAGTCGTTATGTTAGCCTAAACCTTTAATAGAATGTTTAAGGGCTGTTTATATAATAATAAAAGGATGTAGAGCTCCAACGATAATAATCATCAGAGCTCGTACAAGGATGTAAGGAAGGCTAGAAAGGTGCTGAAGCTGAGTCAGAAACATCAACAGATGTAGAATCGTCTGCAAGAAGTTGTTCTGCTTGTTGTAAAGTGTGAGGAACTAGAACTCCCTCGGTAATAATACCAACTGCAACCTCGCCAAATTCATCGGCAATAGCTTTGTATTCTGAAATATCGTCAGAAACCCAAGCTGTATGTATCCATTTGCCAGAAGTAGATTTGGGAACAGATGTATCAATAGATGAAGTAGTAATAACTCTATCAGTACCGAATAGCTTGATAGTGTTGGATTTCTTGTAAGTAGAATAAACAAGAGACTTGGAACCGTCCTTGCATTCTAGTACTTGTAAGTCTAGCCTAACTGCATTGACCTTGCGAAGTGTAAGCTTTGAGATTAGTTTGTTAATATCCATAATGAATATCTCCTATTAGTTAGTTAAAAAAACGAAAGATAACGCAAATCTATATAAAAAAAAGCGATATCAAGGGGCACTTATACAACTGCAAGCCAAGTACTAAAATCCTACAATTTTTGAAACCTTGATTTATTGTTTGGATATGTGATACGTGTCACAGTATATTACAAGCGGAGCAACCATTTGGTTATCACCCTTGAGGGTCTCGCACACAAGTAAAGGGTCAGAAGTTGGGTTGCCACCTCAAATAGAGGTTTAAGGATTGTCCCCGATAGCTCCAAAAATTTTTTTGATATAAATCTTTTGTATGGGTCGAAAATCTACAGGTCCTAGGAAATTAAGATGAGATTGAGATTGTCTAAATAGACTAATTAAGCTTAAGGAACCGAAGACTGCCAAAGATAGAGGGTACTGGCTAAAGATGAAATTCAAAAATAAAGATTGACTTCTCAGGGGCTTTCTCTATCTTGACGTAGCTGCACAATTAATTTCTAGGGAAATAAATTGCGTTTGATTAAATTTTGATATGGCTAATAAAAAAATATATACTTTAGTTATATGCTTTGATGAAAATGAAGGAAGTGTTGAATATATACACGAGACTATAGAGAGGGAAGGCGAGTTACCAGATAATTTATATGAAAGTAAGTATGTAGAAGAGTTAGATGAGTATTTAGAGATTTTACCTGATATAACAGAAATAGGTGAAGCATGAGAGAATATATAGTTAATAAAATAAAGCATCTTGTATATGATGACATATCTGAAGCTCCTAAGACAATCAAGGTGAAAGTTGATTGGCGAGCAGGGCAGGTGGGCGATTGGGTACAAACAGATGATGGCTGCATCATTCAAGTTTTACGACGAGGCAAGATGTTAAGAAAAAAGGGTACCCAATATTATATAGGTACTTGCACAGGAACGTTTCCTGTTAGTAAGACTATAAAGATGGACGCTGATAGAAGACCGAATATATACTCATTTAGTGGGTATTCGTCTCCTAATGAAGTTGTTCAGAATAGGAGAGATTTAACAGCAAATGAGAAATTATTTATTAATTATTTATCAAAAGGCTTTCCTCCTGATGAAGCATATATCAGAGCATATCCTACTAATAATAGGTCTTATGCTAGAGGTAAGGCAGTTAGTTTAATTAAAACGGAGAGAGTACATACAGCTATGAAGGAAGAATTAAAACCAGTATTAGAAGAATTAGGTATCAGTGAGAATACGATACTTAGAGATATTAATACTATTGCTACTATGGGCGAGAGAGAAGAAACAAGACTTAAAGCATTATTTAAGCTTTCAGATATAATGGACTTAGAAGATAAGAACGCTGCAAAGGTTCAACAGATTACAGGGGTTCAGTTTCAAGGATTTACTGAAGATATGATTGAAAGTGCAGAAAGAAAAAAATTGGAGAAATAAATGGGAAATATGACCACAAAAGTAATTGAGTCTTTAACCTTAAATGGAGAAAAGATTCATCGTGTTGTTACTAAAACTATAGGGGTAGCCTCACTTTTTAGAAGAACTGTAGCAGTTCCTTCTGGAGTAGATACTACTGTAGCTGTATTTAAGAGTACTGTAGGGGTAGCAGATGGAGCTCTAGATATAGATAAGGTAAAATATATAAGAATTACTAACTTAAGTGCTACAGGTGTTACAGTTAATCTTTCATTTCAAATAGATGCAGGTGAGGATGATACCGATGCAGATGAATCATTTGTAATACAGTTAAATGATAATAATTCAACTTTTATAATGGGAAGCCCCCACGATAGTGTTGCTTGCTTTGATGGTAATGCATCAATTATAGAAACCTTGCATGATTTAGAAAGTATAATAGCAGATTCAGCTAGTAGCAATGCAACTATAGAAGTATTTATAGCGTCTGCTGCATAAAATGATTGATAAAAATTTAAAAAAAGAACTCTCAGGCTTAAGCAAAAATATATTTGATAAGCTTAGAAAAGGAATGGTTAGTAAGCATAATCCTAAGTTTAATGAAGTATTTGGAAATACTCCTTTAGCTAATATGTCTTATGCTGAAAGAATGGCTATTCCTAAAGCAATGCAGGATTTCTATTTTAAAAAATTAAAGTCATTTAGAGGAGCTTGGTTAGATGTTTTTGGTAGTCGTGAGGCTAAACTTCTAAGAAGAAGTCCTAATGAGTACGTAGATGAGTTTTTTAAAGATGTTAGAAAAGATGGGAAAAAAGCTATATCTCACACATATAGTAAGAATTGGTTACGAAAAAAGTTTATTGAAGAACAGAAGGAAAGGAAGAATAAAGTAACAGGTGGCTAATGTAAATTTCAATAATGTATCTAAGGCAGAAGAAGCTCTATTGCTAGCTAAGAATGATATGATATCTTTTGGTAAATTGTTTTTACCTGATGATTATCTTCGTTCTGAGACTCCTGCATTTCATTACGAAGTAGCGGATACTATTACTAATATGGACAATAAGCAGGTTGCTATTATATTACCTAGAGGGCATGGAAAAACCGTATTAACTAAATGTGATATTTTACGGAACTTTTGCTTTGCAAAAGACCCATTATTTTATGGATGGGTGTCAGCGACAGCTAAATTAGCTACTGGTAATATGGATTATGTTAAATATCATTTAGAGTTTAATGATAGAATAAGATATTATTTTGGAGAATTGAAGGGGAAGAAATGGACAGAAACAGATGTTGAGCTTTCGAATGGCTGTAAACTTATTAGTAAATCGAATATATCAGGTATACGTGGTGGTGCGAAACTACATAAAAGATATGACCTTATTATTCTTGATGACTTTGAAGATGAAAACAATACCGTTACTCCTGAAGCTAGAGCAAAAAACTCCAACCTTATTACTGCTGTGGTATTCCCTGCGCTTGAGCCCCATACTGGTCGCTTACGTATTAACGGGACTCCTGTTCATTTCGACAGTTTTATTAATAACCTTATTGTCAATTATGAAAGAAGTGTTGAGGAAGAGCAAGATTTTAGTTGGGACATTGTTCTCAAAAAAGCAATAGACGATAAAGGAACTATTTTATGGGACAGTTGGTTCGGCAAGAAAGAGATGGAAAGAAAAAAGAAATTCTATGCAGACTCTGGACAGCCACAAAAGTTTTATCAAGAATATATGATGGAGGTACAAAATGAAGACGACGCAATGTTCACAAGAGACCACATTAAAGATTGGAAAGGAAGTTACACCTATGAACATGAAAGTGGATTGGGTTATATCATACTGGATGGGGAAGACCCCAAGCCAGTCAGTGTGTACGTTGGAGTTGACCCAGCAACTGATTCTGCCAGAAGAGATGCAGACTTTAGCGTAATTCTTGCTATTGCTGTTGATTTAGATAATAATATTTATGTGCTTGACTACGAGAGAAGACGAGGTATTCCTGTATTGGGAATTCCTGGAGAGCCAAAAAAAGGTATAGTAGATTACATGTTTGAATATGCAAAGAAGTATTCTCCTCAACTATTTTGCATTGAAGATACTGCAATGTCTAAACCTATTTTTCAAGCACTACGTGCCGAGATGAGAAGAAGGAACGATTTTACAGTTCCATTTAAGGAGGAAAAACCTGGTAACAGGTTGTCTAAAAGAGATAGGATACAAGAAGTCTTGGCACAAAGATTTGCAATTGGTCAAATACATTTGAAAAAAGAACAGTATGATTTGTTTAGAGAAATCATTACATTTGGACCAAGGATGGGACACGATGATACCATAGATGCTTTAGCATATGCGTGTAAATACTCTGGCCCTCTAGCTGGATTACAAGAAGACAAGAGTAAAGATTTATATAGTTATTATAGAAATGTACCTAAACCTAAAAATTGGGTAATTGCTTAAGGAGAAAAGATGAAAGAAAAATCAGCAGGTGTTGCAGGCACTAATAGATTAATGGAATTAGTTGAACAAGGTAAAATTGACGTAAGAGATGCAGTAGCCATTAGCGAGCAAATGCAAAAAAGTATATTGAAAGGCGTTAGCGCAGCGGCAGCAGCTCAACCAGAAGGCCCACAAAGAAGTTGGACTCAAAATTTTATAAACGGATTTATTCAAACAGCTGGGAACCTAGGTGTTGGAGGATTAGCTGGACTTATAAGCGAAAAGCCTTTTAGAGATGTAGATGTTTTTGATTATGTAGATAAAAGTGAAAAGGTAGATTTATTTGAAGGTGCGGAAAAAGGTGCTAAAGAAGGTGGAGCGAAAAGTGGAGGATATTAAAAAAGCAATACAAGAAACGCCAGCTTTTAAAAAAATGATGTCTGAGAGGCAGCCTTCTAAACTTGGAAGAAAGTCTGGGATGCATTCAAGAGACCCTCAGTTACAAGAATATTTAGATTCACTTACTTTTGAAGAAGCTTTTAATTTAGCAGGAGGTCACTCACCTACATTTGTTCATAGAGGAAAAACATTTAATGTTTCAGGAGATGGGCCAAAAGCTACAATGGAAGATGCTATAGTAGAGGCTTTTAATGCAATGGATAAAGAAGGTGAAATACAGGATGATTTTGCATAATGGATTTTATGGTTTTGTTGGAAAACTACGGAATCCCTGTAGTTGTAGCAATAGCATTCGGATACTTTATTTGGAAACAGAATGCATTTATTCAAAAAGAATTAATGGAAGAATTAGATGAGCGCTTTAAAAGGTTAGAAGGCATTTTAATAAAATTAATTGACCAGCAAAAGAAAATGCAAATAGAGCAAAAAGGTATAGAAAAAAGCTATAAGGCTTTAGTAGAGATTATAGCAAAACTTAGTGGTAATGGTTTAAAACATAAATTTTTAAATATGCTAAAGGATAAAAATTAATGGCAAAAGTAGATAAAAAAGCAGAGAGAGTAAAACAATTATTTGAGTCGGTCAGTACTGAAGAGAGAGGTCAATGGGAATATATTAACCAAAAAGGTTATGACTTTGCTCACGACAATCAATTAAGCCATGATGAGAAACTTGCTTTAGAAGAGCAAGGTATGCCTACATTTACAATTAATAGGATACTTCCTGTTGTAGAGATGTTAAATTTTTATGCTACAGCCAATACTCCTAGATGGCAAGCTGTTGGAGCTGAAGGCTCTGACGCTGATATTGCTTCTGTATATTCTAATATAGCTGATTATATATGGCATAACTCAAATGGTCAAAGCTTATATTCAAATGCAATTAATGACGCTATAACAAAGTCGTTAGGATTTTTATTAGTAACTGTTGACCCTGATGCTGATAGAGGGATGGGTGAAGTTATAATACAACAGCCTGACCCTTTCGATGTTTATATTGACCACAAATCTAGAGATTTATTATTCAGAGATGCTGCCTTCATAATGATACGTAAGATTCTTCCCAAATCGCACCTTATCAATATCTTCCCTGACATGAAACGCAAAATAAAGGCGGCATCTTCTGATAACGATTCTTATATTTCTTATTCTGAAAAAGCGAGGGATGCAGACCAAAAAGATTTTCATTATAAAGATATGTCTTCAACTGGTATAGAGGATGAAGAAGATAAAGATTTAATTGAATTTTTTGAGGTATATGAGAAAGAAAAAATTGCTTATATGAATGTTTTCTATAGGATACCTCCTGACAAAAAAGTATTGGAGCAGATTGCCAAGGAAGCTGAAAAACAAGTTGTGGCTATGCAAGAAGAAATGCAAGTTTCTTTACTTGAAAAACAAAAAGAGTTAGAGGGGTTAGTTAAGGAAGGTAAACTTTTACCAGAAAGAGCTGAGCTTGAATTAAAGAAAATGCAAGATGAGATGGCGGCTCAAATTGAAAATGCTCAGATTGAAATACGCCATAGATTGCAAGAAGAAGCATCTCAGGTAGATAATAAAGTTATAACTGAAAAAGAATTTATTTTACTTTCTAAAAGTGAAGAGTTTACTAAAAATTTAGTAGATTCTGTTAGGTTTCACGATGATATAATAAAACAAACTTGTGTTGTTGGAGATAAAACATTATATGAAAAATATCTTCCTATAAAACAATATCCAATAGTACCTATACATTATAAGTGGACTGGAACACCATTTCCAATATCTGCTGTTTCTCCTTTAATAGGAAAACAAAGAGAATTAAATAAAGCTCACCAATTAATGGTGCATAATGCATCTTTAGGTAGCAGTTTAAGATGGATGTATGAAGAAGGTTCCATAGATACTGATTATTGGGAAAAATTTGCATCAGCTCCTGGGGCATTGTTGCCTAAGAGAGCTGGATATGAATACCCTACTCCTGTAATGCCTTTTCAATTAAATAATGCTTTCTTCTCATTAACTCAAGCTGGAAAGCAAGATATGGAATATCTAGCTGGTATATATAGTTCTATGCAAGGAGATACAGGAACTACTGCTGATATGCCTTATCGTGGTATGTTGGCAATGGATGAGTATGGAACTCGAAGAATTAAATATTGGTTAAAACACGCTATTGAACCAGCATTGCAACATGTAGGTGAAGTAGTTAAAGAACTTTCTCAAGCAGTTTATACAGCTCATAAAGTATTTAGAATAATAGAGCCTAATAACCAAGCTTCTGAAGTAGAAATTAATGTACCTATGTATAATAGCTTTGGAGAGGCTATAAATAAATGGAGAGATTATGGAGCAGCTAAATTTGATATTAAAATAGTTGCAGGTTCTACCCTACCTATTAATAGATGGGCTTACTTAGAAGAATTAAAACAATTGATGAGTATGGGTGTAATTGATGATATGGCTGTATTAGCTGAGACAGATATTAGAAATAAAGAAAAGATAGCTCAGCGAAAATCTTTATACTCTCAATTACAATCTCAAATAGGTCAATTAGAGGATAGTCTCTCAGATAAAGAAGGAACTATTGAAACTCTTGAAAGGCAACTTGTTCAAGCTGGTATTAAAAATCAGATAATGAAAGGTTCTGTTGAGGTGAATAAAAAGACAGAGCAAGTCAAAAGTGATTTAGAAAGAAGTAAGCATGAAAGAGATGCTATGGATAGAATGATGAAAGAGAAAAAACTTACTGAAACCAAGAATGCTGTATCTAAAGCTCAAGAAGAAATAAAAAGCCGAACAGCTATAGCGTTAAATAACTTGGAAGAATAGATAAAAATTTTGTAATTTATGAATTATAATAAACAAGGAGAATAATAATGGATAAAGAAATAACTCAAGAAGGCAACCCTGCTATAGGTATGAGCAGTGATTCTTTAGAATCTGCTGAACAACCCCAAGGCTCCTCAGAGGACTTCTTTAGCGCACTTGAACATAGCGTTAATAGCGCTATAGTTGATGATGTTTCTGAAGTAACTCCGACACAGTCGGACCCTAATATTGAAGCTAATCAAACAAGAGAAACAACGGTGTTAAGCGAACCTCAGAGTAATACAGGTGATGAACTCACCCAAATGAAGAAGAGATACAGCGACTCCAGTCGTGAAGCACAAAGAATGAAAGCTCAATTAGATGAATTGAAACCTTTTATACCAGTGCTAGATGCGATGAAAAAAGACAGTGGACTGGTAGACCACATGAGAAGCTATTTAAAAAATGGCGGAGATGTACCTACGAACGTTAAAGATGAATTAAAATTAGGAGAAGACTTTGAATTCGATGTCGATGATATGGTCAATGACCCTAAATCTGATTCAGCTAAAGTATTTCATTCTATGGTAAATAAAGTTGTCAATAAAAAGGCAGGTGAAATATTGCAGCAAGAAGAAGCTAAAGCTACTGAAACTAGACAAAACATTGAGTATCAAAACCAGGCTAAACAATTTATGGAAGAGCGTGGTATGAATCAGGAAGAATTTCTTGCATTCGTTGATGAAGCTCAAGGTAAAATAAAAGGTAGTTTATCTTTAGATGATATGTATCATTTAGTTAATCGTGATAAGGTTAATAAAAATGTTGCTGCAAATACTAAGAATGATATGATGAAGCAAATGAAAAATGTTCGTAATATGCCTACTAGTCAAGCTGGTGTTAATAATGCTGGAACAAGTAATAAATCCGCAGGCGATAAAATGTTTGAGGCTTTATTAGACTTTGATTCTGGTGTTGATAATATGTTTGGCTAAATCTCAACATAGTGTTGTGAGATAGCCTTTAACTTAAACTATAACCTTAAGGAGGTTAACTCATGGCTGTAAGTGGCAAATCAGACTTCTTCCAAACGAGTGGTTTGGGTTCAAGTCCTGTAGCGAACTTAGGTCCTGTATCAACAGCTAATATCGCAGCAAATGCTGATACTGGTGATTTACGGAGACGTTATAACTTTGGTGACAGAGTTTCTGAGCTTTCTATAGCACAAGACCCATTCTTCCGTTTTGTAAGTAAAGTCGGAAAAAAACCTACGGATGACCCTACTTTCAAATTTACTGAAAAAAGGTCTTCTTTTCACAAAAGATACGCATATGTTGGAGCGGCAAAAAATAACTCAGGTGTTTGGGTAACAACATCTGACTTAGGCGCTTCTCCTGGTCAAGGCGACAATTTATATGTGCGTATGATAACAGATTATAAAAACGATGGTCTGCAACAAAATGTTTATGGCAACACTAGTAACGAAATTAAAATCGGTGCTGATGGTACTATGCCTAAATTCTTTTTACCAGATTCATTAATTAAAATACCTTGTGCATCAGCTGCTGCTGGCGACCCTAGTGATTATATAGTTGCTAGAATAGTCTCAGTAACTGAACACGCTATGGCAGGTGGCGGAAATGACGCTACTGGGTTAAGTGCTAACCCCGATATGGTAGAGCTTCATACTAAAGTAGTTAAGACAGGTACTCAGTACCTTACTGCATCTGCTAATATAGATGATATATCTACTGTAACTCCAGCTGATGATGTAATACATAGTGCTTTAGAGCCTATGAGATGTTATGTTGTTGGTTCTGCGCATGGTGAAGGTACTGGTTATCCAGAAACTTGGAAAGACCAACCATATAGCCAATCTTATGGATTGACTCAAATATTCAAAACTTCAATGGCGATGACTAACACTTCTCGTGCTACTGTTCTGAAATACGAACCTAATGAGTGGGCACGTGTGTGGAAAGAAAAGCTAGTTGAACATAAATGGGATATTGAGCAATCTTTATTATTTGGCTCTCAATATGCAGATAACACTAATGGTGTAAATTACACTCAAGGTGCTGTAGATTATGTTCTTAGTTATGGAAATCAATTTAGCTTAGATACAGCAACTAAAACTGCTGATGATTTCTTAGACGACATGTCTAGCTACTTAGACCCACGTTATAATAACGGTGCAGCTACATTATTTTTTGTAAATACTGCCGTATATAACTGGATGCATAAACTAGGTGGATACTTTAAAAATAATCTAGAAATATCTTCAAACTTTAGAGCTGATTTTGCTATGACTGGCAAAAAGAAGATTCTTGGTGTAGATATTACAACATTCTCAACACCTTATGGTGATATGAATGTGGCTAGAAATATTCACTTAGATGGTACTAATATTAAAATGTTAGGTATTAATATGAAGTACTGCGCTTACCGACCGCTAGTTGGTAACGGTGTTAACAGAGATACATCGGTGTATGTTGGTGTCCAAACTCTTGAAAACTCTGGTATTGATAGAAGAGTGGACTTAATCTTAACAGAAGCTGGCATGGAGTGGTGTTGTCCTGAAACTCATGCTGTCTGGAAATAAGGAGGTTATAAATGGCTAATCCAATGTATGGACAGAATACGTCAGATAATATTCTTGATAATGTAACAGATTCAGGATTATTTACTGATACTAAAGCTGGCAGAACTTCTTATGTTGAGTCTGACTGGATTAATATTCCAGTTGCTCATGGAACTACAGACGTACCCGCTATATCACAGCCTGCAAATACAGTTATTAAAGACTTATTTGTAGTTGCTGATTCAATAATATCAACATCAGGTGACAATGGTGATGGTATGGATATGAGTATTGGTACTGCTGCTGGTGGAGCACAAATAATGGCATTAACTGAGATACTAGATGATGGGGGCTCTGCTGTTTCTTTGCAAGCAAATACTCCATTGTATGTTATTGAAAATTGCCATGGTCAACCTGCTAACTGGGCTGCTCCTGATACTGCTACTAGCGAAGCTACAACAGGAACACTTGTTGCTGGTTTATTAGATAGTGGTTCTTCAGCTAGAGAAATCCATGTTAGATTTGACGTTATTGATGCCAACTTAAGTAGTGCAACTGGTAATGTTAAAATAGGTGTTGTTTTTCAACACTATAAATAGGAGGTAGAATGGCTAGAGCAAAAATGGGAAGTTCTGCAGGATGGAACTATAATTACGTTGAATCAGCAACTGCTAGTTTTAGTTTAGAGGTTGGCGATTCAGGTAAGGTCTTCATCTTGAAAGATGCTTCTGTAACAGTGACTCTGCCTTCATTAAGCGACATCAGTGCTGGATTTTGTGTAAAACTAATATCTGGTGATGCTAGCGAGCATGTAGTTGATGGTGGTGCCAGTAAGGTATATGGCACAATTGTCGATGCAGGCACTACGCCTGAACGTATAAATGCAGCTAGTGGATATACTTTAGCGGCTGGAGCAATAGGCGATTTTATTGAGCTTATTTCAGACGGTACTAATTGGTATATTTCTGGTATGACCGATGCTGGTGCTTAATAGGTAGTAAATAAAAATGGTGCCCTCTTCGACTTGATTCTCTCTTGTCGAGGGGGGCTACCAAATAGGAAAAAATGACTATAAATGAATATGTAACAAGTAAAGTAGGCTTTCCAGTTAGTGTAAGTACGGAAGGAATTCTGCAAGGAATAATAGAGGTAATCGCAGGGGTTATGAAACTTAATCCTGCTGCGGGCCTTCTGTTTGCGCACGAGTCAGATGAGCAAGATACAAATGGCTTTAAAGTTGATAGTGGAATTATTTTTACCGTTATGAGAGAAGATGGCACAGATAATCAATGGAGAGCTTGCAAGGAAATAGATAAATCTAAAGAATACTTAGTAACGGATGTGAATAGTTTTTCATATGCATCTAAGTATAATCCTGCATTTATAAGAGATAAGGATAATCAAATTTATGTATATCCAGTTCCTTCAAGTAGCAATGAAACATATAAATTAAATTACATAGAATATCCTACGTTAGATTTTGATGGAGTATCTCTTAGTCCTTCAACAGATTTAGATAGTACAGGAATAAGGAATTTTCCAAAGCAATTTTATCCACATTTGATTTTAAATTTATCTATAAAAGGGATAACTTTTCATATTAATAATATGCTTTCTGCGGACGAAGATGTAGAGCTTGTAGAATCTTATAAAAAAATTATAGAAACAATGAATAGTGAATATGCTCAAATGTTTCTCACTAAAGAACTTTTAATGAATAGGAGCGATGATAGTGATGAGGATAGGCCTAGAAGAAGACGTAGAAGGAGGAGGAGATAATGAAAGTTCAACAGTTAATGGAGAGAGTTAATAATTTTGAAACAGGAAGAATTATTGCATATATAAAAGATGGTTTAGAAGATTTAAATATGAACTTTGAAACTCATATCATGTTGCAAAAATTAGATATAGTAAAAGACCAAAGATTTTATGATATACCCGATAATGTAATAAAGATTTTAGAAGTTAGAGCTTTGAATCATTTGAATAGTAAAGATGAATATAGAAGAATCCCAAGATTAGTTAATAAGCCTTGGGTTCCAGATGGAGATGATGTTTAATGGCTAATGTAAAAGAATACGGATTTTATATAGAAGGTAGAAAGTTGTGCATTGTTGAAAGAGATACACAATTTGATAATGATGTTAATTCTAGAGATTATGGACCAGGAGTACATAGGACTCAATGGAGGTCTCCAAAGTCTACAGTTGATGTAGGACTAGAGTTACAATATACCCATACTCCTGATTATTTTTTAAAAAGCACAAGTCACTATACTGACACAAATTTAACTCAATTTAGAAGCAATTCGGGGTTTTTAGAAGTAGCTGATAATACAAGTTCATATACAAATTATGCAACTCTTGATACTGATTATATTGCTGTTGGGAGCTATATAGTACTAGGCAATGCAGATAGATGGAACGGTCTTCATAAGATACGTAATTTTTCAAGCGCTACAGGGACTAATAATGTTATAATATTAGAAACTAAATATAGTGGCTCTGCTACGTTTCAAGATTTTTCAGGAACTCCTACTCTTTATTATTCTGTAGACATATTGAATGATGAAGATGATGAATTACCTATTCCTTCTTATCTAGAAAAAGCTTTAGTATATTATGTTAAAGCTAAATTAGCAGAAGACCAAGGAGAATTTGAGTCTAAAGAATATTTCATGAGAGAATATAGAAAAATTACAGAAAAGTACGATAGTTCGTTAAAATCAGGAGCTAGAATAATGGCTACTCCTGGACCGTACGCAGTTAGATAGTATGTTCATGGTCTCACCAAAGACCTTTAAATACACTCAAAAAGGAGGATAAACTATGGCAAAAACAGAATTACATAATTATTCCGTTCAGGAAAAACTTAACAAAATGGATTTAGATGTTATTTCGATAACTACGCCTACTGCTGTAAATGTAGATACCGCAGGTAAAATTGCAATAATACCATTGGAAATACCTAATGCAGTTTCAGTTCCTGGCGGAACAGCGATACTTCAAACTTGTTTAGTATATAATCCAACTACAAATGATATGCCTTTAGATGTTTTTATATCTGATACTAATGATGGTGTGAGTGGTAGCACCTGGCATTCGGCTTCAGTTGGAACCGCTACAGCTTCTACAGATATGCAAGCAGATGCATTAATGGATACTGCGGGTAATGTTGAAACTTTATTTAAAGGGATACAGTGCTTTTTCAGTACAGGCACAGGTCAAGAAGTAGGAAATGCTGATAATCTTAGCTTTGTTAGTTCCATAGGTGCTCCTGTTAAAGCAGCATCTGGAAGTACTAGCCTTTATTTATGGGCTTTAGCAGGTAGCACATCAACAACACCTAATGCTGTATTTGAAATTAAACTAGGTTTTGTAAAAGATTAATGTTTTTAAAAGATAAAATAACTAAAGGTGCTTTAAAGTTAGATACCTCTATTGTTCAAGAAGAAGATAATGGAAAAGGTATAAAGCCAGTAAAGGGAATAAATGTCGTTTTAAAGGCAATGGAGTCTAAAAGTTATATAGAATTTGATGGTACTGACTCTGTATTAGAAGGTGGCCCTGATGATATGAAATTTGGTACTGGAGATTTTACCATTTCTTCATGGATTTATATGTCGAGTGCGTCAACTATGAATGTAGCTGGAAAATATGCAGATTCTGGGAATTATTGGTATTATGATTTATGGTTTTCAAGCGATGTTCCTGTTTTTAACTTTGGAAGCAGAATAGGTAACACAGGTAATGCAGGAGGAAGTTTTGTAGCTTTGGGAGCGGATAGGTCTTCTTTAGGATATGGTTGGATGCATGTAGTTTTAACACAAGATAGAGACTCAGGTTTTACTGCTTGGATTAATGGAATTCAGCAAAATGCTACTGTAGCTGGAAATACTGCGGCAGCAGGCAATTTAGATGTTGCAGGATTATATTCTTCAGGCTATAGTGTAGCTAGTACAGTAAGAACTGCTAATGGTGTTAGATTGGCTGAACAAAGGTGGTATGATAGAGTTTTAACTAGTGCAGAAATAAGGGATTTATATAAAACAAGTTTTACTGAAGGTGCAAATGCTGGTGGATTAATTGATAATTTAAAAGACCAATATAATTTTGGCGATAGATGGGACAGAAGAAAAGGAAATGAATTTAATAGAGTGTCTAAAGATGATACTCAGAAACAAGGATTCTTAACTAGACCTGTTATGCAGCAAACAACAAATTCTTTATTTAGCTCTGTATCTTTAGTGGGCACAGAATTAGTTACTAATGGAACTTTTGACTCCGACTTATCAGGATGGACTGTGAGTGGCTCTGAATGGGAGCAGAGTAGTGGTAAAGCTATTTGTGATGAACATTTAAAAGATATAACATTATCTGGAGAAACGACAAATGCTGGGTATATATATGATATAACTTATACTGCTAGCAGAATTGAAGGTTCTGCATGTTACGTTCAGCCTTATATAGGTACCAGGACTGGTACAATGGAAGTAAGTTTTCCAGTAACAAAAACAGAAACACTAAGAGCAAAGGAAACTGGAGGTGTTATAAAATTTAGGGCAATTAAATTAGCTGCCGATAATACAATTGCTATAGATAATATTTCTATTTTAGAATATCCCGTTCAAGGAATAATTCCAGTGAACTTTGCAGCTTCAGCTTTTGCTAGAACTAGACTTAAAGGAGGTAAACTTGTCTAATTATCCTTTTACTTTTATGATAGTTAATACGGAAGATTTAACTTCTGAGCAATTAAGTCACTCTAAGGCAATTAATCAGCATTATATGAGAAAGTCTTTAGATGGGGTTAAAATTTTAATTAAAACAGAAAATCCAGATGAAACTTGTTATAACGGTTTAACTAAATATTCACATAGTGAAATTTTAACTATTTTAGCAGGTGAAGATTGGACTAAGAAATTAGAGGTTCCAGAATGAAAAATTTAAAAAAATCAGTAAAGCTTTCAGAAGGATTTAGAGATAAAGTATATAAATGCACTGAAGGATATGATACAATAGGATATGGATTTGCAATTAAAGATTTAGTTCTAGAAGAAGATATTTGCGATATAATATTGGAGAGAAAGCTAAGTTCTTTAATAAAAAGAGTTCATAGTAAGTTTCCTTTTGTAGAAGACTTGCCTGAAGAAGCTCAAGAGGTAGTGTATGAAATGTGCTATCAATTAGGTCTTGGTGGATTTTCTAAATTTAAAAAGACAATACAGTTTTTAAGATTAGGTAATTATAGTGCTTGTAGTTTAGAGATGCTCGATAGTCGTTGGGCAAAACAAACACCTAATCGTGCAAAGAAATTATCGGATATTATAAAAAATGTCGGATAGAAACTTTGATATAGATAAATACAGAGAAGAAGTAATTACTACTTTAGCTGTATTGAAATCAGATAACCGTCATATGAAGGAAACACTTATTGAATTAAGGTCTTTATTAAGAGAGCAAAATGGAAGAGTTAGAAAAGCTGAAAGCTCTATAAGTTGGATACAAGGAATAATGAGTGTAGGTTTTGCTTTATTTTCTGGATTCATAGCATGGTTATTTAATAAATAGGAGAGTATATGTCAAAAAGCAATGATGGCGTTATAAAAAGAGCTATCGTTACTCCTGACAAGCATTTTCCACTACATGATAAAAAAGCTATTAATGTGGTGTGCAAAGCGATAGAATTAGTTAAGCCTGATATTTATATAGATTTAGGCGATACAGGAGAATGGGAACATTTTAGTACCCACTATTGGAAAGGTAGAAATGCTAAACCAATGGAAGATTTAATACCTTTGCTTGACAAAGATGTTAAAAATGTTAATAAAGGAATGGACTTAATAGATAAGTCTTTAAACAAAATCGGCTGTTTAGAGCGACATTTTGTTCAAGGTAACCATGAGGTATGGTTAGATAAGTTTGTGACCAGATACCCCTATTTATCGCATTATTTAACGCAGAACGCTTTAAAATTAGATAAAAGAGGGTATAAGTTTCATCCTTATAACCGTAAAAAGTGTTTAAAAATTGGTAAGATAAATTTTACTCATGGCAAGTTTACATCTAAGTATCATTCTTTTAAACATTTAGATGTATATGGGCAAAGTATAATGTATGGACATACGCATGATTTACAGCGACATACAAAAACATTTGCAGGCGGAACTATAAGTGCATGGAGTTTAGGCTGCTTAAAAGATATAGAAAAAGATGAAGACTGGCTTGGAGGTAGATTGACAAATTGGAATCATGCCTTTGCTATTATAGATTGGTATAAAGGTGGAAACTATACTGTTAATGTAGTAGAGATAATAAACGGAGAAACAAGTGTCTGGGGCCAGTATATTAATGGAGGAAAAAGATGAGTGATGAAGTATTTAAATATTTAGAGCGTGGGAATTCGATTAGCGACTATAAGAATAAAGTGTATGCAAATGCAGATAGTTTATGGCACGCTGAAAACATAGATTTTAAAGGAGAGTTTCACGAATCACTTCCAGGGGTTCCAATGTTTGATTATGAAAGTGGAGATTTTGATGTTGATTTTATAGCTCAAGGAAAAGAAAAATACGGTAAAGAGAATTGGATTTTTGATGGAGGTCCTTGGAGTAGAGGCCAACATTACAGATTTTTAAAATCAGGTTTTGCAATGAAAGCTGCTGAAGGTGCTGATGATATAATGGCAATACATCGCTTTAATTCAGAGATAGGAAGCCCTTATGCTGCTAGCTCAGATATGTTAATGGACCAATTAATGTTAATTGACAATAAAGGACTTATGTTTAAAACTAAAAATGGCACGATTGCTAGTCCTTATAAATTACATAGTATATACAAAGAAAACATATATCCTGATTTATTAAAAGAAGCTGCCGATGAATCCTTTGGGAGCGCTGTTAGTTTATTCGATATTGAAAACGCTGAGAAAGCATTAATAAAAAGGTTTAAAGATGATATAGATGCAGGTCTCTTAACTATAGTAGACAAACCTAAACCACCTACAAAAGAATGATATGGGGACGTTGTATTAATAGTGATAGCTGTAGGGCTAGGGGTTTTTTTAGAAGACTATGAGTCAAAGAATCCTTGTCCGCCTCAATGTGCTGTTGAGCATATACATATAGATTATGATACTGAACAAAGAAAAGATTATAAACGAAATAGTAAGAAGGATAAAAAATAAAGCTGGGTTTGATACTAATCATCAAGAAATTAAGAAACTCCAGCGTGAAGTAAGAAGTTTAAGAACAAAGTTATCTCGTGTATCAAATGAGGTAAAGGAGCTGAAAAATGAAAAAGTTAATTAAAAAAGCAAGTAAACCTAAAAGAGTAGTAAAGAAAAAAGTAAAAACAAAAGCTAAGGCTAAAAAGGGCTATAGCGTTAAATACTAAACAAAGGAGAAATAATGAAAGTAATATTAAAAGGATTAAGTAAACTAATTAGCTCATTAATTACACCTGAAATGAAAAAGCAGGTTTTTGTGTATTTAGGAGATAAATTAGTAGCATCTACTAAAAATAAGTTAGATGATAAACTTTGGTCATCCGTAAAAAGCAAATTCTAAATGCCAAAAGCTTTACATAAGTTAAATAAGTTTGAAGGAGGAATTAATAATAATTCTGATGCGAAAGATATAGAGTCTAATCAAGTATCTGATGCTACTGATGCTTATTTTGGTAAGGTGGGACAAATATCTACTTTAGGCAGAGCTAGTTCTAGTGATACAGGTTTAAATGATATAGGAAATGCTTCTGCAACTCCAGGATATGGATTAGGCTCTTTTAAAGGAAGTCATTCTATAAATCAAGGAGACAGCGGGAGCTATACTAGTTGGTCAACTCCTGTTATTACAAGTGCAAGTAACGGACAAAAACCTTTTTTTGTAATTAATGTCAAAGACTTTTATCCGCATCCTATTACAAATACTGAGCACTCAACTACTTGGGCTGATGCTTTAAATGCTGGCCATACTCCTATAGCAGATATAAATTCAGCTTTAGATAATTGGGGGATGAGAATACATATATCAGGAACTGTTGGTGCTGCTTTCCCTGATATATCTTATCCAACTATAAGTGATACTGGTGGGGCTGCTGTTGCTACTGATGAAAACGGAACCAATACTACTATACGTTATGAAACTATGGATGCCAGTAGAAATTACCCTAATGACAATCAATCGGTAAAATGGTTTAAATTATTGCCTACTAGAGTAGGTTGGTGTCGTAAGAACTTTCAGCAATATGACGGACCAGGAATTGGTCACTATTTTCAAAGTAAAATGAGAAGAAATCCAGATAACTCATTTCAGTGGCATAATGGAGGTCAGTGGTCTCAAGAATTTAGTGAGACATATAATAGTCTTGAATGGTTAGATAGATACCCTGATATACAAGATACGTCCGTTCCGTCAGATACATTAAGCCCAGGATATACTATAAATGGAAGAAGTAATTTGCTTATGGCTTTAGCAGCTATGATGAGCAAAGAAGAAAATACAGAAGTGCAACTTTGTGGGACTTATGGAAATTATACATCACTAATTGTCTATTTAAATCCTGATGTATTTTCTGGAGATTTTACTCCTGCGAATAAATATATATGGGTAGAGTTTAGACATTATGCTAGTCGAAAACATACTAGTGAAAATTATTATGGAAGTTTACCTTTCCACCATCATTCTAGTGGCGGATGGGTACCTACGTTTCATAATGATAATTATGACGATATATGGCCTATAGCAGATGGAGCTAGCGTTCAAAGTTTAGAGGAATCTACTCATTATAGTAGTAATATGACTATATTTGATAGACATGAGCATGACTATAATTTTTTGTCTATACCAGAAGCATTTAAGCAAACAGGAGATATTTCTTATCCACCTCATCCTATATATCTTTTTCCTGATGCAAACTTTAGTCAAATACAGCAAGCTATAGGAACTAATAGTCATGTTGATGGACTATGTAGCCATGGATGGAACGATGATATAGGTAATTCAGCCAATGTAACAGGAGTAGCTGGAACTAGAAGAGTTCTCCCAGGTTTGGATGCTACTACGCTTTCGTGGGTGTCTACATTACAAGAGAGTGATGGCGGTGATAATGCTTCTGCTGGAGAATCCTATCAAATAAAATTATCTGGAATTAATGTAAATGAATCTATTACTAAGTCTCAAGTATATGCAGCTACAGCAAATGACCAATTAACAGAAATTGTTGCAACTTTAAGAGACGCTATTAATCCTACTTATGGAAGTGATGTAGTTGCTGATGGAAATATGAGTAATGCTAGTAGCTGGACAGCTGCAACAGGTTGGGCTGTAAACAGTTCATCAAGTGGAGTAGCTGCTTCTAGTAGTGGAGATGCTCCTATATTATCTCAAGATTTTAGTGGCAAGTCTGGTTGGGCTGTTAATACGTGGTGGAAAATAGTTTTAGATGTTAATCGAACCTCTGGAAAACTATATGTTGATTTAGGAGATAATACTGGAGGTAATAAAAAAGTCATTGAAGAAAGTGGTACAAATATAACGCTACATATTAAAACTCCATCTTCTTTTAATGGAGAATTATTAAGATTTTATGGAGGTGCATTTAGAGGAAGTATTGATAATGTTGAAGCGTATTTAGTGACAAATACTGGAGTAGGTGGTTTAATTGCTGATGTTCCTTCAGGTGCACAATTAAGAATACAGACAACAGGACTAGGTCAGAATTTACCTTTCGAAATAGAGCCAGGCATAGTAAGGATTCCAGGCTTTTCATTTTTACAGACTCCAACAGAAATAATTTCTTATGTTGACAGTGTAAGTGATTTAAGGATAGCTGATTCAAGTATAGGTATTTGGTCGGATATGCTTAATAATAACAATACTCATTATGCTCTTTCAAGTATAATTAATAGTAGCAGTGAGCCTCAATTTTCAACTACTGTCAATCATGGATATTCAAATGATGATTTAGTTGTAATACAAGGTACAGCTGATTATGATGGACTATGGAAGATTAAAAATTCTAGTGGAGTTAATTTTAAAATAACAACACCTTATGTAAGTGCTCTAATTACTTCGGATACAGGCTATGTTACTAAAACAGCAGCTAGTGGAGAAAATAATGCAAATACTCTTGTATGGCCTGACTCTGGGGCAAAGCCAATATTTTATTCCTATAATGGTAAATTAAGATTTTCTGATTCTAATTTTTCTAATAAGAACAATAAGCCTGCTTGGTTAGGATATATTAAAAAAGATTCATTATTTAACCAAACAGGAACTGGTTCCGATGTAGATATTGAAGGATGGTATGTAAAAGAGCAAGAGCTAAAATTACCAAAAGATGCTACAGATTGGATAGAGCCTAATTGGAATACCGTTAATACAAGTACTCTGTTAACTGAAGCTCAAAGAACATTTTTAGGAGATGTATTAAATGAGGACGATAGCAAGTTTGATTTTGGTGGAAATACTACTGGTGGAGCCGATATGCTAAATAGTGATGGCTTTGTAGCAGCTAGTAGCGGAGAATTTGATGTAAGTAGTGGCTCAGGTAGATTCCAGAATGGTGCTGCTTCACAAGGAGCTGTTTCTATAGCGCTAACTACTGTTGTTGGAGCTACTTATCAAATTAAGTTTGATGTTACAGGTCGTCATGCGAACAATCCAACTATGAAAGCTAGCTTAAGTACAACTACAAGTACTAATAATGATGCTGCTGTAACAGTAGATTCGGATAGTAGTACAGGTAATATATTAGCAGCTCCATTTACTGCGACAGGAACAACAAGCTATTTAGTTCTTCTTAACGGTTCATCTACAAGTGGAGATTGGATTGATATTGATAATTTAGAAATATATCAAACTGCGCAAAACACTGGCAAACTTAAACTTAATATTGATACTTCAGCTTTCTCTGGAACAGAAGGTGGCTGGCCACAAGGTAAATATAAACTTTATTTAACAGCTTTATTTGACGACGGAACTGAAACTCTTCCAGCTAAAACAGATACTCAAGGTTTAATGTTTTTTAATGGAACAGATTATTTTTTAGATATATCAGAGACAGGCAAAGTTGTTACATTAGATTTTGAAGTTGACACTCGTAATAACAATGGGATGTATTCATTTGATGAAAGAATGAAAGGATTTAGAGTCTATATTGCATCAGAAGATGAATCATATGTTAATAAATATCATTTTTTTGATGTTGATTTTAAGAATGGTTTGATTAGAGGAGATGGATTAGGTAGAGTTGCATGGGAAAATTTAAATGGCAGTACTTATGGTGCGAAAGTAAGTTCTGTAAGGTATGCTACAGATAAATATGGATTAGGATTTGACGAACAAGTACTCTATCCTGAAGACAGTGATATAATTGGAGGAATTAAATATAAAGCAGTTACTATAGCTAATAATAGAACATTTATAGCTAATGTAAAATATGATGATGGAATTTCTGAGGTTCATTATCCAGATAGAGTGATTGGTTCTGCTATTAATAAAATGGATACTTTTCCTATTCCAGATGGAATACTAGATTTCGTTATTAGCGATGGGGATGAAACTCTTGCATTAGAAAACTTTTCAGATAGACTATTGCAGTTTAAAAAAGACTGTATGTACATTATTAATATATCAGATTACGGTAAAGAATTTTTAGAAGAAGAACATAGGTGGAAAGGAGTAAGTTCTCCATATCATGTAGTTTGGACAGCTAATGGAGTTATATGGGCAAATGAATATTCTGTTTATATATATAATGGAAAAGATGTTCAAGATTTAATGATGTTTTCAAAAGGAAATTTAGAAGGTAATAGAAAAATCAGTAGAAGTAAATGGTCTTCATTTTTCTCTAGCAATTCTTTATTGATATATGAGCCTAATGACAATCAAATAATAATTAAAAAATCAACTACTGGAAATAGTGCTCAAGATAATGGAGATATATATCTATTAGATTTAGATAATGGAGGATGGTCTTATGGCAGAGGAAGATTTGTAAATAATGCTGCTACTTATAATGCAAAGCAAACAAATGCTATAACTTTATCTGATGGCAGTATATATATAATAAATTCAATAGAGCAGGATGATAATTCAGGCAAGATTTTCCCAGGGTTAAATGATAAGATTCAGGGAGGAGCTATTAAGAATGGAGGGGAACCGATTCTTTAATGAAAACTAGTCAAATATATAAATGGAATGGCAGTAGTGTATATTCTAGCGATTTTAGTATAACTACCAAATATTTAGAGCTTGCTGGTGCTGGTATAGAGTTTAAAGTTTATAAAATTGGAATAAATTTTGGAAGAATGGCAGGAGTTCAAGGGGCACCTATATTTTCAACTTTAACTATACTTTATAGAGATGGGCAAGAAGCTAATGGTGAACCTGAATGGAAAAACTATGGTACGTGTACAGCTAATATGCTTAGCCAGCAAAGTAAAACATTCTTTACTGAAATGAAAACTGAAGGTATTAAAGGCATGCAATTAAAGATAACTGGCTTTATTCCTGAAGAATTATATATTAATGACATTATTATAGAATATAGGCCCTTAAGAAGAAAGGCGGTTACATCTGATGGAAAGTAAAGACGTAAAAAGATTAATAGCAGCTAAATCCGATATCATAACATTTGGTAAAGGAATGCCTGGGAAAGATGAAGGTAGGAATGGGCATATTACTATTAGAAGTATTAAAGCTAAAGGTATTCATTTATTTGTAAAAGTTCACCATAAATGGTATTCTATTCCTTTAAATGAAAAGTTTGTAGATAGAGATAAAGCGTCAAGGATTATAAGTAAAAAACCTCCAAGATATGTTGGGGAAATTGGCTTTGAGCCTGTAAGTCAGGAATTTGAGCTTAAACAATCTGCTACTGACTCAATAAAATATAAAGGAGCTCAAACTAAGGTTGAAAGAAATATTAATGATGGAAATCCAACATTTCAAGTAGGTTCATCTGATACGGAAAACTTTCGAATATCGGTGAATTATAGTACTGGAGGGAAGGCTGTTGAAACTGTCTTTCTTACTTCTAATACTGATAGTGCTAGTGCAAATATGGGGTCTATACATATAAGGCCTGATATTACTAGGCACACTATATTTGACGATAATGGGTTAAGATTACATGAGAAAACTTTTACTATTAATTCTTCAGCTGATGAATCAGATACATTTACAATTACAACAACAACTAATGCAGCTACAACTATACAGACTACAGATGATAGTGGTGAAGCTGGTGATTTAACTTTTGATATTGATGGTGATGTAAATATAGATTCACATACGGGAATTATACAATTTAAAAAAGCTGGAACTGCTGTAGGGAATTATATAAATCCTTTAGTAGCTTCTATGATATTTGGGAGATAGTTAATGGCAAATGTAAAATTAAATTTAGCTACATCTATATATGCAGGTAATGCAGGATGGAATTTAAGTAATACTCTTACAGCTACACTTTTAACAGTAGATGCTGATAAGCTTGTTAAAATAAATACAATTACTTGTGCTAATGTAGATGGAACTAACGCAGCTGACTTAAATCTTTATATAGATGGATTAGGTTCAGGTGCTAGTGGTGTAACAACTACTGGAGCAGATGCAACTGTATATTTAGCTAAAACAATTTCAGTTCCTGCTGACTCAACTTTAGTAATACTAGATAATCCTATATACCTAATGGAAGGAGATGTTTTAAAGGGAGGCGCAAGTGCTGCAAGTGATTTAGATTTATTTATATCATATGAAGTATTTGACGATGCTTAATGAGTAAATGGCAATCTGGTATTATACATCCATCTGCAAGATACAGAACTCAGTCTGCCTCTCAGTCTAGAGGTGTTTATAATCTAAAAGAACAGTTACAGCATGTGAATGCAGAGAATTGGCAAAAACCTTTTGTTGGCTGGCCTGATAATGGAGGCCAAAGAATACCAGTTACACTTATTGAGACTACAACTGGGGCAGATAATGCAGATGATTTTAGTGTTCATCATGAAAGTATGGATGCAGCTGTATTGACAGGTAATACTGGAAGAGTATATTTTTCTGTAAAAGTAACTGCCTCTACTGTATATTATAATGATTTATGTATAGGTGCAGTTCAATTAGTAAGTAATAATTATGCAGTGCTAAATCATTCTTGGGATTTTGAAACATTAAGTGACTATACAGCTTGGGATTATGCTACAGTTACAGGGCTTCAAACGGTTAATTCTGGTTATGAAAATTATAGCGATATTATAGCAGCGACATCTCAATCTTGGGCTTCTTGCGTTAATGGAACTGCTAATGCTCGTGTATCGAGAAATACTGGCACTCCATCAACAAGAACAGGAGCTGCTGACGGAATACCAGTTCAGTCTTCTGTAATAAGTAGTGGAACTACTAGCATAGCTCAATCTTCAGGAGATTATTATATGTATACAGAATCTTCTGGTAGCCCTCAAAACACTATGAACGATAAATGGTTTTGGATGAGAAGCCCTGAAGTTACTTTAGATGCAAATTTAAATAAAGAAATAGTTATAGCTTATCACGCATGTACTTCAAGTGGTGGCACTGGAATGACAGATGCAGCTGATGAGCCTTTATTTAGATGGTGGTGGATACCTTCGTAATGGAAAAAGTAAATAGTATAGGAATTACTTTATCTACTGAAGATAATAAAAGCAAAGCTATTTTAGACTTTAGTTCAATATCTAGTATAAATGAAGGGGATACTATTTATTTATCTATTAAAAATGATACAGTAGATTTAACAACTATGAATAGTACATCTTTATTTAAGTGGTTAGATTGGATTATAGCAAGCTTTAATATGCTACCTAATACTACTACCGTTCTGTCTAGAGATAGCTCTAATTTGGTAGTTTTAGGAGCAAATACGGATGATTTAAATATAGAATTAGATTTAGGCGAAAATTAGCAAATTAATTAATTGGATTAATCGTTGCTAAGTATGTATATTAAAATGATGAATTAGGAGACGTTATGAGCGATTATTTAAGTGTAGATAGATGGGGCAGACCTAGAGTTAGAAGAAAGTCAGCTGAATCTATAAAAGATAAAAAAGAGCTTAAAGCTGAGAGCGATGTTGACCAAATGCAGAATGCTTTAAGTTTCATCAAGTTAGCTAGTGGAGTTAGTAAAGGACTATCGATGGTTCAAGAATTAGGATTTAAAGATATGCTTAAACAAACTTTTAAACCCTCTGAGACTGAACACGCTATAAGTCTTTTTAAACCAAAACAAGTTGATGGTATATTGCCTGGCTCTCCTTTTAAAAGGCTATTTGATTTTAGAGGAGTTAAAGATAGATTTCAAATAAATCCTAAATTAATCAATATGTTTAAAGATGAGATAAGTGGATTTGGCAGTGAAGAAGATGCTTTAAACTGGATTAGTAATCTAACAGGTGAAATGGATGAGTTTCAATTAGCTGATTGGGATGCAAATTGGAAAGAATCATTTTTAGGGTTGCCTGAATTTAAAGATAAGTTTCCTTCTCTTGTAGAAGTTGCAGGAGAAACTGTTGAAGATAGTGACAATTTTTTAGAACTTTATGATTTAGAACTTAAAGATGTTGATTCAAAAGATAATCATTTGGACTTTTAGTGATAGAGAATATTTATCATAAACCTAATAAAATAACTCCTAGTATGGAGAAATATGAAGGTAGATTTAAAGAAAAGTCTTCTATACCTCATCCTAAAAATATATCTCCTTCTTTAAATGAAGGTGTTAATAAATATAGTATTGTAGAATGGGATGATGGATGGTTGCAATTTAATGTTACAAAAAATCAATTTGTTATCCATTCTATATATGCAGAAAAAGATTATGAATATAAATTTTCTTATGTATATAAGCTAGCTAAAGCTTTAAATAAAAAAGAGATTATTTTTGAGACTGAAAGGAATCCTAAAGCATGGATTAAATTAATAGATAATGTAGCAAATAAATTAAATAACAATTCTAAAACTAGAGTTAAATCATACACATTAAGTGTAGAGGTAGATTAAGGAGAAGTAAGATGTTAGACTATAAAGAATTATCAATAAACCCATATCATTTAAATAGGAATAAAAAACCTATTAGCGAGTTTATGAATGAAGCTATAGGAGGAGCTTTTGCCCCTCTTCGTGGAGAAGCTGGCAGAGGTACAGGGTGGAGTAGTAAAAGGCTATTAAGAGCTTTTGGAGGAGATGGTAGAGAAGCATTATGGGGAGGAGTTAAAGAAAGCAGAAGAGAATTAAGGGATGAAAGAGAAGCTACAATGCTTGATGAGATAAATAAACTTATATTAGACCCAGATACAGGTTTGCCTATATTGCCAAATATTGCAGAGCAAATAGATGTTGCTAGAGAAGAAAGAGGAAAAAGGGTATTTGATTTGCAAAAAACAGCAGAAACTCAGGCAGATAAATTTGTAGCAAATATGTATAAATCTGGTGCAATTACTCATGGAAAAACGGTATCTGCTCAAAGAGACCTTTCTGAAAAATTTCAAAAAGATATTGGAAGTATTGCTACAGACTTTAAACAAGACTTAGGTACAGTAGAAGAAACAGCTTTTTCTGAATTAGATGTTATTAAGAAATCTATTGATGACGTTGAAAATGTATATGACACTACTGATTATGGTTCTTCTTGGGACTTTGAAAACAAGCGATATGATACATCTGTTAACCCTGAAGGGAAATCTTACACTAAGCCAAAAGAAGATGTTATTGAGAAAATGTTTGAATTTGATTACATGACTGGAAAGAAAAAACGAAATACAGGAGTTTAGATTAATGTCAATTGATAGCACTAAAGTAGCAATGGAATTTTTAAATGCAGTAGCCGATATTACTAATAAAGGCCTTGAAAGAGACCTTGCTATACAATTGCAGGAAATGAAAGCTGATGAGGCTCAAGATATTGATGATACTAGGTATAGAAGAAGGTTAGAAGAAAGAGATATGCAAGTTAAAGAAAACTTGCTTTTAGATGAAATACGTGCTCAAAATGCAGATATAGAAAAGATTTCAGAATCCTTAAATTTACTAGGAGCTTTAAACGTAGACCATTTAAAATTAAAAGGAAGTGAAATAACTGAAGATGGTAAGAATTTGTTTGAAAATATTACCACGACTACTGCTGGAGATTTAAAAATATCTATTGATGAAGTAGATGCAAATTTAGAGACTCACGATAAGCTTGTTGCAATGAGAAAAGGTAATGCAGAAGTTCTTGAAATATTAAATAGTATTGGTGCTGAAGTTAAAGAAGGTAGAGATTTTATGAGTCAGCATGTGGATAACCTTTCAAAAGATTACGATATAATGCAAGATAATTTTGATGAAGATAGTGTTACTAAAGCTTTTTATGAAGAGTTTACAGATTTATATCCAGATGTAGATTGGGTAAAAATTCAAGGAATGTTAAATTCTGACAGTGAAGCTGAAATAAAAGAAGGCGAAACACTTTTAAAAAGCTCTTTAGATAAGGTTGGTTTTAACCCTAGACTTAAGGGAGCTTTAGCTGCTGCTCCTGATATTTATAAGAAGCACGAAATACAAAAAGGATTAAACGTATTGAAGTCTAATGCTATCAGTCAATATAAAAAAGAAACTAAGTCGATTAAAGAAACTATGGAAGATGGAGTAGATGGATTTAATAAATTGATAGATGATAGTCAAAACTGGATATTAAAGGAAATAAAGCAATTTGATATTGATGGTTTTTCAAACTTTCTTGTAACTGAGGCAGGAGATTATGGCAATTATAATAGTAATCTTAAAGATATCACTAGATATTTAACTGGAGCTAAAAGCATTGACCAGTTTTTAACAAATGAAGACTTAGAGAATCTAAAAGAAGATTTAAAGCATAATATTTTTAATATGGCTCATGGAGCTGGTGCTAATGAAAATACAGATAATAAGGTTTTAGAATGGATATATGGCTCTCAAGATGGCACTATGCCTGGTGGACCTGGCTCTAATATTAATGCTCTTATAGATTATACAATTTGGGATGGAAGTGAAACATTTGAAGATGCTCACTCAGGCTGGAAAGGTGATAAAGGTGCTAATAGTGCTAGTTATGAAGGTCAAAATATGCATATAAGATATTGGGATGAAGATACTTGGAGTTATCCTTATGATGAGGTTGGAGATTTTGACAGTCAAGTTGCTCAAGATTTTATGGTACAGCAAATGCTACTTTATAGAAAAGTGGAAGCATTACAGGACTTTAATAATTTGTTTAGAGTAGATTATGAGGGCTTTGACGACTTATCTCATACAGAGGTTCAGAGTAATAAAGCTACGAATGCGGCTATTAAAGCTGGAATAGGATTTGACTACGTATCTTTAAATCAACAATTTGACTTTGATTATATTGAGTATCTATCGAAAAAATATGAAGATGATTTAAAACTACTAGACAAAGAATATGGTTTAAACCTTGATACTAGTGAAGGAATATTTGACCTTGACGTTAAGCTTAGAGACGGAGGTTATAGCTATACAGATACAGGAGATAGTTTAGGTATTGATTTTGACGAACAAAAAATTATTGAAAACCAAATAGAGACTGGAGATGGCCCTATGTCTACAGAAGAAATAGACAAAATGTTGGGAAATTTCGATTCAACTACTACCGATTCAGTAGGGATAATAGGTGTAGACAGTGATATTGAAGAAGCAATACTTAATTTAAAATAATAAATGGTTACAAAATTAAAGCAAACTCAAATAGCTCACCGCTTTGATGACCCTTGGTACGATGAAGAAGGAGCAAAAAGAAGTGCTCCCCTTCTCGATTCTAAGGAATTAATATTAAAGCATTATAATTACTATTCAATTTTAAGTGAATTAAAGATGCCTGAGTCTTGGCATGGAGCAGCTCCATTCGACAGTGAATGGGAACTCATATCTGGTGTATATACTCAAGAAATGCATAATTTACTATTTCCAGATAAAATAGTAGAGGGAATGAAAGTTGCAGACTCTTCTCGTGCAAAGCAACCAGACTTACACGTTCCTTTCTTTACTGATGAATATGGAGCGCTTTACAGAGATGTAGCTGTAGCTGAAGCTACACCAGGAGGTGCTACGATGATATTTCCTGCTCAATCTGATGAAGATTATGATGAAATGGAGCAATGGTTTAGAGCTCAAATAGGCAGAGATAAGCAAGAAATATTGCTAAGATATGAATATGGTGTAGAGCCTTTAGAAGCATTAAGAATTTTATATCCAGATAATCAAGAACTAAAAAGAGCTAGAGCTATAGACATTGAGACTATGCAGTTAATTTATCCTCAATACAGAGATTCAGAACTTATTTCTATGTTAAGAAGTACACCTAGATATTCTCAAGCTCCTTATAAATATTGGGATGATTCTAAATTCCTTAATGACGTAATACTTCGAAACGATGAGCTTAAAGACCTTTTGGTTACAGGTGATAATATAGGCACATTAGATATCTTGTCTGAAAATTTAAGTGGATTTGCTGAAAATGTAGTTAAAGAAGTTCCTTTGTTCATAGCGACTATATGGGATGGTTTTGTAGATACAATAGATTGGGCTGCTCATGGAGTAGGGCTTACAAGTGATGCTCAATACTATGCTGAAGGAGATAGGAAATCTCCTGATGATTATGGCACTGGCTTTTGGAATAAAGCTAACTGGGCTTTGCAGGCTCCAGGAGATTTTGTTGCTGCTGTTAAACAGCAAGAAGCCAATGAAGACAATTTTAGAAAAAAATATGACCCTGAGTACTGGCATTATGCTGAATGGGTTGAAAGCACTCCAGCTTGGAGCAATTTAGGCAATTTTAATGTGTGGACGAGAATAATAAGTGGAGCAGCTCCTTCACTGATTACCTCTTTTGGTACTGGTGCACTAGCTTTTAAAGGTGCAAAAGCTTTAGGTAAAGCAGATGACGTAGCTCAATTATGGGCTAAGAATGCTGTGTTTTCAACTACATTTCTTTTAGAGGGTGCTAGTGAATTAAGTTCTGGGGTAGACTATTTAATGGCTGAAAGAGTTATCCAAGAGCAAGAACTGTTTGCTGATATCAAAGCATTTAAAGATGATTATTTAGATAAATATTATATAGTAGATGAAGGAAGTGGATTAGCTACTTTTCCTGATAGGCAAGGTGTTTTAGATGAAAATCAAAAACCTATAAGAACTAGACAGCAGATGAAAAGCGATATTGATTACTTTACTAATGAAAATTATAAGTTTGAATTAGGCAGGTATTGGAAAAGAGGAATGTCTGCTGAAGATGCTTTAGATGCTGCTATTTTATCTGCATTAACTTATGCTCCTATAGCTGGATTTTTAGAAAGAATGCAAGCTACTCATTTCTTTAAACTTATGCCTGGTAACTGGGGTCCAAAGAGCTTAGGAAGTGGTGAGTATTTTGTTAGAAATAAAGTTGAAAATTTCATGAGAAGGATTCCTGGGATTAATAAGGTTTATAATATCCCTGATAATGAATTCTTTAAAATAGTATCAGCATTAGGTTCTGAAGGAGCTCAAGAGTTTAGTCAATATACAGCTCAAAGTTTAATTAATTCTGGCCTTCCAATAACTGCATATAAACCTGAATTTGAATATGATTGGAATGAAGCTTTTGAAAGTTTTATAGGCGGTGCTCTTATGGGTGGGAGTGTTCAGACAGTTAGAACTACTAGTTATCTTTCTGGAAGAACTGACAGAATAGTTAATGATAAAATAATGAAAGACCCTCCTAAAACTGGAGTAGAATTTTTTACAAAAGAAATTCGTGATGGAGTATGGGGTATATTTACAACTGTTGACGGTAAGGTTGAGCAGTTAAAAGAGGACGATGGAGTTCTTGCAGGCAATATAAAAGAAGAATATGGTAGTAGAAGAGCTGCTAATAAAGTTACAAATAGACTTAGAAAGCAACAAAGAAAGTATGAGCGAAAAGTTAAAGCTAAAATGCATAGTCAATATAGAGGCGCTAAAGTTGGCGACATTACTATTGATAAAGAAACTGGTAAAGTTGAATTTGAAATACTTTCTTCAGAGGGTGAAAGAATAGCTGTAGAAAAATTTGAAAACAGATGGGAGGCTAAAAAAGCTAAGACCAACATAGAGAAAAATATTAAAGATATTGATGATACTTTTGAGTATTTTGGTTCAGATGAAATAGAAAATACTAGTGTCAGTTTTTCGTCTAGCGATTCAGCTGATTCACAACAAACTAGAAAAGATACTACTTTCTTGAAAAGTTTTATGGAAGAAAGCCTAACTGAAGAAGAAAATAAGATTTTAGAAGATGAAGACTCTGATTTAGACGACCCTGTAGAATACAGAAAACGTGCTTTACAAGCTATGGCTAATCCAAAAGCAGTTGAAAATATTGGAGTTGAGCCTGAAGATATTTTAAATATGGCTACTGAGACTTGGGATGATATTGAGAATGAAGCTAAGACTGCTTTAAAAATAGATAAACCTGAAGATGCTCCTCAACAAGAGATTTCACCTGAAAAACCTAAAGATGAAAAAGATGTTTTTGAAACTACCGCTAATAATAGAAGAGATTTATTAAAGCAAAAATCTATCTTAGAGCAAGAGCAAAAAGAAATACAAGCAAGAGCTGATAATAAAAAGACTAAAAAGGGTGATAGTAAGCGTTTTGATGAAATTAAAAAAGAATTAAAAGAGATAGATTCTAAGATAAGTAAAATTGACAGCAAGCCTGACAAAAAGCAAGAAGCTCCTGAAAAAGATAGAAAGCCTGAAAAAGACGAAAAACCTGACCCTCCTAAAAAAGTTTCCTATAATTATGAAAAAATGTCTCTTTCTGAATTAAGAAAAGCTCTTGAAAAAGAAGAAAAAACAAGAGGCTTAATAGCTGGTTTAAGGGTAAAAGAAATAAAAGCTGAGATTGAAAAGCGTAAGGGTAAAAAAGGTGTTGAAAAAACTATAACAGCTATCAATAAAAAGAGAATGGAAGGGCTAGTTAAGAAATTTAATAATAAAACTATAGCTAGGATAATGACACATCTTTTAAAAGGTGAGAAAGCTTATGCAATAATACAAGATATCGGAGAAGATGTTATTAGGCAGGTAGTTGGCCCCGCAGAAATCAATAAACTTATTAAATGGTTAAAGACTAAAGAGTGGATGGGTGAGGATTGGATTGACGAATCCGTACTTCAATTGCAAGATATAATAAAAGCAATTATGGGCGTTAAAGATGATGCCAGTACTGAAACAGGAAAAGAGAAAATTAAGCGAGTGCCTGGGTCAATAGATGAGTATTACGAAGGTGATGTTACAGATGATTGGCTTTCTGAGGTATTAGTATCCTTTCTTAATAAATATGGATTAAAAGAGGGGATGAGTCAAGAGCAATTTGACAAAATAATGCAAAAGGGTGGTGACTTAGATAATTTAATAAAGGGTATAGAGTGGCTTATTGAGGAACAAAGTAAAAAAGTAGGCCGCCATCTTACTGGAGAATTGAGATTTTCTTGGCAAGAATTAATAGCTGGTATACAAAACATATCTGAAAAAGAGTTAGCAAAACAATTAGGTATAAGTGAAGAAGAATTTCTTGACGAAGACTTTAAAGGTGACGGAATTCTACGTAAGATGGCTATTGATATTTTTGAAGGGATGGAAATTCTTGGAGTAGCGGATGAGCTTTGGGATAAAGATACTGGATATATTGTTGATTCAGTCTTATTACCTAAAATTGATGGAAAGTTTGTTTTTCGTGATAATTATATAATCCATTTAAAAGATTTTATAAATAGCTTTAATCCCTCAAAAACAGAGACTGTAGATTTTTCTCTTAAAGATGATTCTTTTGAGTATCCTTGGGAAAATAAAGAAAAGGCTATTAACGTTCAGATGCGTCATGGTGTTACTGTTGATGGAAAGTTTGTTACCTTTCCTGAAATAAGCGTTACCATGGACAAGCATAAACAAGGATACAGTACGTTTCGTGTACGTGTAAGAGCTGAAAACGAGCTCGGCTGGGCTCTTAAAGCTGTATCAGGGAAATCAATAGACTTACAGGATGCAATACCTACTCTCAGACCTACTTTTATTTATTACAATGAAGACAATCAATGGTCTATAGTCGATGAAAGAACTGGCTTAGAGATTGGCAATGGAGCTACTCAAAAAGCAGCTATAGAGAATCTTCAATCTAAATTTGGGACAGAAGAGGAAGTGAAGTGGATGCGAGAAGGAACTACTGCTTCAAACTTTGAAATAAATGCTAGGAATATTGAAGCAAAAAATTACAATTATCTTATTTCTTTAAAAGGCGGTGCCAGAAAGCAACAATCTCCATATATGCAAACTAGGACTGAAAGTAAGAAAGAAGCTGTTAAAAGAAATATAAATGATATTATTTCATCAATTAAAGATAAAGTTATAATAGATGGAAAACCTGTTAAGTGGGTAGTAAAAGATTTTAAAGATACAACTGATAGAGGTTGGTATAAAGATGGAGTTATTTACATTAATACAGCTACTGCTGACAGCACTACTCCCTTTCATGAAATAATGCATCCATTTATTGAGATGTTATATCATAAAGATAGGAAGCTGTTTAATTCTATTTACAGTCAATTGATTGGGACTAAAGTTGGCGAGAAAGTGATGGGCGAATTAATGGCTAAAAAGATTGATGGTGGATGGGAATTAGATGAAGAATCTCAGCTATTTAAAATTGAAGTTATGATTGAATCTATAGCTAGAAATGCTAGAAAGCGTTCTAAGGCTATAAAATCTGTAGACGAGGGTAAGTTTATGTCGGCAGTTAAAAGGCTCTTAAACTGGGTAAAATCGTTCTTTTTTAGTAAAGCCAAGCATGTTAATGCCTATGAAGTGACCGAAAAAACTACTTTTGAAGATATTGCAAAGATGCTTACTGAGTATGATTCAGATTTTGTATTTAAGGTATTAGACGCTAAGTCAACTGAAAAATTTATGGAGAAAATAGTATTAGAGAGTCAAGGTGTTATAACATCTTTAAGTAAAGAAAATAATACTATCCAGAATGAGAAAAGTTTGCTTGTAGGCGACTTGGCTAATAGCGTAAGTGGTATAATTTTAAAAGCTGTAAAGCCTTTCTTTAATAAAGATGGAAGCTTAGATTCTAGTAGACTGCAAAAAAATATTGATAAGATTAAGTTGGAAATAGAGTCAAAATTAATTGATAGATATTCGTTAACGGAAAAAGATACAGAAGTTATAACTGACTATTATGAAAATCAATTAAAAGAATATCCTGAGATTTACGGAAAAGAAATAATGAAAGGGCATTTAGAAAATGTTTTAACAGAGTCTATGGCGATTATTGATAATAGAGGGGGGAAATATAAAGATATGATTCATGATTACGAATCATTATTAGAGGTCCTACCCAATAGACCAAATGACATTTTTACTGAAAAAACTCAATGGATTATTAACGGATTAATAGATGTAGTTCCTGTTAAATATAAGTTTAATGATTTACTTATGGATAAAGAAGCTCATAGAACATATTTCAGCTCAGATAAGTTGCTGGTAACTGATAAATTTGGAACTCAAAACAAAGGTATTTATAAAAAGTTTAATATAAGCAAAATTGAATCTGATATTATTGAAAGATTTAGAGCTGAATGGTTGCTCCCAGAACTAAAAAGAAGAGGAGTGACGGATAAAAGAGTGTTCCCTGAAATTATTCAAAGTTTATTTATAGAATATATAAAAAATAATCATGCTTTATTTATGACTACAGTTGGTGGATGGCAGCATGATATACATCCTCATAATATAATGATTCCTTTAAAAACTGGCATTAAGGGAGAGCTTACTTTTGAGCAAGAAATGGAAATTGAAGCTATGGACCTTGACCCAGAGGTAGAGCAATTAGCTATTCAAGAAGCAGAAGCTGAAAGAGTAGACCACTATAGATTAATGCTTACAACTAATTTTAAGCATGACCCTAACCTCCCAGGGCACGTTCTCCCATCAGTATTTAGAGGTGACAAAGGTAATTTCATATATACTGATACTGTTGAAACTACTCCTGAAATATTGCATAAATTAAATGGTTTAGGATGGGTATCGTTTGTTGAGAATAAAAATGCTGTGGGAGATGATATATTTTTATTTGAGTTTCAGTCTGATTTATTGCCTGAAATTGTTGACATATTGAAAAGTGGTCAAGGGAGAGTAACTTTTGAAGAGATTGAAGCTAAAGCTGAGATTTTCACAAAAAGGATAGAGGAGCTTACTTTAAGAGGTTTACCTAAGATGGTTTTTTCTAATGATAAGTCTGGAGAAATTTCTTGGGGTAGCAGCACTAAAGAATTAATAGCTGAACCTTTTAGGAGTTTAATCGAGCATAATAATGATTCAGAGTGGCCTGTATGGAAAGATGTTCTCCAGTTCTTTGAAGGAAAAAAAGGTTCTAAAGATATATTAGGTGTGCCAGGTACTGAAAATGATATATCATTTAAGCCAGGCCATATTATAATGAAAGAGTTTAATAAGGATAACAGTTTACTTGCATTAATTAGAGAAAGAGTTGATAACGGTGAGGATGTTTCTGATATAATCGAAAATATTACAGATAAAGCTGTTATTTATTCTAAGTATAGACAAATCCTTATTACTCATATAGGTCAAATGCCAGGTGCTAATCCCTTTTTCGATTTTCTTTATGAAGATACCCCTGAAGCTAAAAAGCTGAAAAAGAAATTCTTTCAATTGATTTCAAATCTTTATAGGAATACTAATCAAGGTCATTTAAAAAGGGATATGAATGAGTTACTTGCTTTTGATTATAAAAATATTAGCGATAAAAAGCTCAATGATAGTAAGTATATTGAATTTTATACATTTATGAATGGATTTCCTTTATATTTAATGCGTACGGATATGGGTGAGCTTTTAAACAATAAAGAAGCTATGGCTATTTTTGAATTTTTAGAGAGCAATAAACTTACATCACATCTTAGCAAAGACGGTTTCTTTAATAGAGCTTGGTTTGAGAAAAAAAGTCCTTTAAGGCCTCAAATCGATATTTATCCTGACCACCAATCTTATGCTGAAGGTGATATCTCATTTGAGAAAAGGCAATTAGAGAAAAGTCAACGTGATTTGGAAAAGATGTTAAAAGCTAAAGCCCTTGATAATGATTTAGAGGAGCCTTTTCCAGGCATTAAATACACTTCAGAGCGTATAAGAAAACTAGAAAATAGGATTGATAAACAGCTTAACATTATCAATATGATAAATAATGTTGGTCATATAGAATACGATATTAAATCAGCTCAATTTTATATAAAGAATTTTCTTAATTTGTATTTCCGTTCTTATACAACTGTTAAAAGTATGTATGACAAATATATTGACATCAAAGGTTTGTTCGATAAAGAAACAGCAGAGCTTGAGTTTGGTGATGGATTTATTAGAGGCAAGGATGGTCAAACTATATCTCACCCTCAATATCAATTAGCAGAAGATTTAGCCAATCTTTATAAGAGATGGTTTGATATATTGTTACCTACAGCATTAGGTTATGCATCTAATTCAAAGTCTGGAAATATTTATATACAGACTGGAAATAGCAATCATCCTATACAAGGTAATGATGGTGCTAGAAGTATTTATTTAACAGAAGAAGAAATGGTAGCAGATAATCTAGTTAGTTTATGGGAATTTGCAGAAAAAACACTTGAAGCAGTAAAAGATAATAAAGGGGACTTTGTTTTTGACGAGAAGTCTTTTGTCGAATTATTTGACAGTAATGGGAAGTTTGCTGATAAAGACATACTTTCATTAAATGATAGACAATCTTTAGCATTAGATGTAATGGAAGATATTTTTAAAATAGCTATAGAAAATCAAGAAAATCCTTTTGCTGGAGGAGAGGTGTTAGATTATACCCAAATTATAGACTTTATAAGAAATCTTGACAGAGATTACTGGAATTTTAGAGACCCTCAGGCTCAGTCAATCTTTTATAAGTCTAGAGTCCATTATCCACATATTTTAAAAGCCTATACATCTATGACAAATAAATGGAAGAAAACTTTTTTAAAGACTAAAATAAAAACTCAGGATGGAGAAGAATTTAATGTTGGGAGAATAGGCAGAGGAGGTTTTGTAGAGGGGATGCTTGGTCCAGTGGGTTGGTATACTATAGAATTTAGTAATATAGGGCAAATTCCAAAAGCTTTGAATAAACTTGCTAAGCAAGGTATTGTTAGGGTAACTAAAGAACGTCCTTCTTGGTCTAAGTGGGAGCTTGTTAGAGTAGATATATTAGACAGGCATGCTTTAATACCTTCTAGATTTCAGCCTATGATTCAAGAATTAAAAGATTTGCAATATGAACCAACTACAGAAGAGGAGGTTTATAATAAGGCAAATGATTTAAGCAGAAAGCAAACTGGTCTAGGAAGAACAAGGGAATCAGAGCTTAATCATATCTTTGAAGATGCTTGGAGTGCTATTGGTAATATAATGGCAAATCAAGGATTTAGCGGTGTTGACCATATGCATTTTAGAGATTCTATGATAAATGCAATAGATGACGAATCTACTAGAGAATATTTTATCGAATGGTTTCAAGGCAAGTTTAAGAACTTTAAAGATGTCCAAGAAAGAAATAAAATTAAAGGAGATAATAAGTTACAAATTGCTGAGCTTGATGATGTTAAGGATAGAGTTATTGAATATTTTGAAAGTGAAGTTGTAAGAGAAGGGTTAAGAAATTCAAGAGAAACTGGAGAGCATAAAGAAAGTGAAGTAGGTATGACAGAACGTGCTTGGTTAAGCCATTTAAATATATATATATCTGAATCTGATTTTGTAGAGCTTAAAAAAGAAGCTCGTAAAACTGATTCATTTGAAGAATTTGTTAAAAGAGATGGAGTTATGCATAGTTTAACTAAGAAAACTTACGAAGGCTTAACAGAATATCAGAAGCAAATGACTAAAAGATTTTATTATAGAATAAATAGCTATGTATGGACAAATCGTGAGAATGGAAAGAATGAGAGAGACAGTTATGTTCTTGTTGCTAAAATGGGAGCTGACAATCAGCTTCATTTTGATGTAGAGTTAAAAGGTCCAGAAAATAAGATGACTAAACATGCTAATGTGTCTGGTCAAAAAATTACTTTATTTGAATATAATGGAGGGAAAGGTCTTATAAAATGGATATCTAATAGAGATTTTTATAAGATTGAAAAAATCTGGAATCCTAGACAAAGAAGAAAAGTGGATACACTTCAAGATACATATGGATTTTTAAATTCATCTCACTATGATATACTTGAAAAAGAATTAGAAAAGTTAGGTTTAGCTATCGTATTTACTAGAGGCGAGAAGCGTAGGATAGGGCTAACTAAAATCACAACCTATGCTAAAGAACAGGCTAGAGATATCAAGGCATATATAAAGAAAGAGATTAGTTATGGATTTATCCCTCATGATAGAGACGATATGATAGCTGGTTTTAAAGATGCAAAAGATATAGCTGTTCATGAAGCTATGAAAAAAATATGGCCTGGGTATCTAGGAGATGCGAAAGGAGCTGCAAATAATATGGTTCGTATTAAGATACCTTTTACACCTAGTACTGTTAGTAAGGATATGCCTAGTTTTAATTTAAAAATATTTGATTATGGAAATGATAAAACAGGAGAGCAGAAAACTACATTTGTAGATACCGAAACAGGAAAGGAGACTCCTGCAATGCAATATGTAGATGGAGTTGGTTGGAAATATATAAATGATGGTGGAAGTTTTGCTGGAAATCAAATGTGGGGTAATTTAGTTAAATATGGAGGTGTTTTAAGAGAGTCTGGTAGCAATAAAAATGTTGTTTATTGGAGAGGTCCTAATAATAAGACTTTAATGATGAAGCACGAGATGATAAAACCTAGTAGGAATATGGAGATATGGTATGATAAAGGAACTCCTGACGAAAGATTGGTCGCAAGAATAGATAATAATGGAAGAATTGAAGATGCAGATGGAAATAGAATAGATGTGCTTGCTACAAGAGACGAAGTTAAGGTTAATGATAATATAGCTTTAGATACTGTGCATGAAGATATATCTGGTCAATCTATAGGATTTATTACTTATAGAGATAAAGCTACATCGACTGGGACTCATGGTGTTCAGTGGTATGGATATGTTCCAGAAAATAACAATGAAGTTATTAAAGCTTGGAAAAGAGATATTTTAAGTCAGATAAACAAACAATTAGCTAAGTTTTGGGGATACGCCACCACTACCTATGATACTAAATTAAAAAGAGATGTAGGTCCTGAAGAAAAAATACTCACATTTTTAAAAGATATAATAGAAACTAAAGATTTAGAAGGATATAGTTTAGCTGCATTAGAGCATGCAAAACTTGGAGCTGGTATGCATCAAGGATTAGAGCCTCTTTTAAATCAAATATTGTATACTAAAAGAATGAGGAAAATACTTAAATCTGGATATCAATTGGGTTCAAGATTGAAGATAACTGGAAACCTTAAAGGAGACTTAGGTATAGGTGAAATAGCTATAGGTAGGCATAATGCTGCTGTAGTTTATAAAAGATATGCATTAGACAAGGGAATCAGTGTTAAGGAAGCTATGAGGCCTGGAATGATTCCTAAAATAAATGAATGGCTAAAAAATAATGATGTAGAAGTTGCTGCCGCAAGATACCCTGTGCCTCATATAGGTGGCGTAGGTGTGCTAACTATTAGAAGAATACATAGCAGAATGGGTTTGGTAGAAATGCATCCCCATGATATATATGCAAGATTTGAAGGAGATAATGATGGCGATGAACTTCAAATAGAAGCTCTTACAGATTCTCATTTATCTGCTATAAAGGATACATTAAAATCTGTTGGTGATATAAAGGGTATAAATTTATCAGATTATGTTCCAGAAGGTAGAAGTGACTTAGTTTTTTCTAATAAAAATGATAGATATAAACTTATGTCAGCTTTAGCTTATGGCGAAACATCTATTGGGGAGATAGCCAATATTCTAAATGTGTATGGGCAACTTTCAAGAGTTTATAAATCTTTTGTAATTGACGGTGATATAGTAGCTTTAAGAAGCCTTGATGAGAAAATATTTTTTGAACCAGCTCAAGAAGACATGAAAGTAAGAGATGTTTTAAGACTCTATATACAAGCAGCTGTAGATAACTCTAAATTTATGCTTTTAGAAGGATGGGGTTATGATGTTAAAAATCTTTATGCTATGTTATTTAAAACTGTAGATAAAGAAGGAAATGAAATAGGGCCATGGGATGAGATAGACCTAGAAAGAAATTATGGAGCCTTATTCCCTCTATTGGAAATGCATAAAAACCCAGGTAGATTACGTGGAGGTGGTGAATTTATACAGGGAGAGGGTTGGAATAATTTTTATACTGATACTATTATAGATAAATCGAATGAGTTTGACAGTTATGTTAGAGATAGATTTAAATGGATATTAGATAGAAATGCTTTAGATACTATGAATTCTGATAGAGTGGGAGAAATAACTGATATAGAGTTTACAGAAGACAGTGTCTTGAGCTCGCCTTGGGAAGACTTGATACTTGCCCCTATGAGAACTATGAGAGAGCATGTGATTAAGTATGATAAGGTTGGCTATGAGGATACTATATTTAAGTTGAATAGACATCTACATAATAATGCTCATAGATTTGCTAATGAAGCTATTGACAGGGATTTAGATAAATTGCTAGATAATGCTTATAAAAAAGATTTAAAGTTAGGCAATGTGCCTAAGAATATGAGCAGGGAACAGTGGTATCGTTCTGAATTTAAAAAAGGAACTCTATATAGGCAACAGATGGGGAATGCATATATGGAATCATTGAAAGACCTAGATAGTATGGGGCCACAAACACTTGAAAGAAATGCTGATGTTGTTGATATGACTGAGAAATATTGGAAACGTCAAGAAAATACTCCTGAAATAATACATACATATACAGAGCTGTCAGAAGTTGCTAAGGTTATAGGTACTATATGGTATCTCAGAGGATTTATAAAAACTTCTGAAAAATTAGAATCTGGTAAAGGTGGTTATGGTAGGATGAGGAATTTTAGAATGTTACCTCCTGCCAGTGAAAGCACAAAAGAAAGACAATTATTAAGTGAAAAAGTCTTGAAAAAGTATTATAATAACTATAATAAATATCTTAAAATTCCAGGAAATACAGTTATAGAACCTACGGATACTAGAGCTAACTACAGTTCTATTGAAGATGTTATAAGGAGAGATTGCACGTAATGGCTGATAATGTATGTGATATTAGAAGAAAATTAGTAGACGATATAAAGCAGGGGAACTTACATAGAACTCAATATGTCAATGATGCTATTGTTAAATTCGCTTATATATCTGAAGATAAATTAAAGCCTTTAAACGATTTCTTAGAAAAGACTTTTGGTGATGCTGTTCTAACTGCAGAAGATTTTGAAGGCGCTTTGGATACTATATATGGAAAGAAAGCAAATAATCTAAAACTTGCTATAAGAATACAGTCAATACTTAAAAATAATGAAATTTATTGGGATTGGGCTAGGCAATATATAATAGAAAATCACCCTAAAGTACTTAGGAAAGAAGGAGATGATTTAGGGGCAAAGCTAGATGAGTTGCCAAAATCTGCATTAAATAATATGCTTCTCCAGTTAACCTCTTGGGCTAAAGCAGGAGATGGTAGGACATTAGGTACAGGAGTTTTTGGTAAGTGGATGGTGAGCCTTACGCTTCCTAAGAATTTAGCAATGAAAGAAAAAACAGGAGCTTTCTATTTAGCTGTAAAAGCTGTTGAAAAATATCCTTATCAAATGATGGGCAGAATAAAAGACTTTCTTCAAAAACCTAAACTTTTAAAGACTAAGCGTGATTATGGTTGGGACGATATTGTAGATGAAGTTCATTTATTAGCAGATTTTTTAGGTGGAAATAAGTCTAGAAATCAAGAAAATTTATTAAGAATATTTATATGGAGCAATAAAGGAGATAGCTTTAACAATACTTTAGTTAAATATGATGAAGAGTTGGGAGACCTTGTAATAGCTGAAGACTATTTTCCAGCACCTGAAAGATTTTATAAAGATGGAAGCCCTATGTATATGTTTGGTAGATATGTACCTTTAAAAGAATTTGAAGGAGGTAAGTTTTATGTTAATACTAATTTACCAGAAGTTAGAAAAGGATTAGATAAAGCTAAAGAAAGATTTAGAAAGCTAGATGATGAATTATATAGATATACTAAAAATGCTACTGAAAAATCAGTTGAAGCTATAAGAAAATCATTTAGTAAAGTATTTAAGCTAGATGGAGAGGCTTTAGATTTTGTTCTTTTTGGTTCTTATCCTAAGGGTATGAAGAAAAAAGATATAGCTGATTACGAGCATCAATTGAAAACTCAATTAGGTCCTGAAAAATGGAGCATAGCTGTAAAGATAAGAGATTCTATTTCTGGACTGGCTGTTATTAATCCTTACTGGGAAACTACTAATGAGCCTAGGAGGCATAAGAGAAATCACTTTCCAGCAGTCTATAGCCCGATTAGGCTTCCTATGATATTTGAAAAACAAATTAAAACAATACTGAAAGATATTGAAAATGGGATAGACCCAGCTCTTATGCAAATGGAAGCTCAAGGCCTTAAGAATAAAACATATTTTGAACTAAAGGCTAAGAAAAAATCTTTACTAGAAATTGCTGATAGATATACAGATATGTTAAATAGGCAAGATGAAATAACTATTGATTATATGGCTGAAGGTGAAAGCATACCTTTTATAAGACATCAAGTTCATATGAAAAAACTTTCTAATACTATACATCCTTTGCATATGAGAGCAGACTCGGGCTCCTATCAGGCATCTTTAAAAAGAAGTATGAGTGCTATTGAAAGAAATTATTTGATTGCTACTACAATTGAGCAGATGGGTAGAGCTAAGTCTGATACTATCAGAGATATGATACTTAATTATTTTAAAGTTCCTTTCGGGTTCACTGATGTTAAAGCAAAGATAGGCCCCTTTAATTTAGGGACACAAGATATTGTAAGGCAATTAGGTAGATTAAATATTAAAATAGACCCTTCTGTTGCGCAAGAATGGTTTAGAATAATATCTAGTGGCATTAGTGGTCAGTATCTTTCAGGTATGGGCACTACGCTTCAAAATATGACTGCAATACAGCAAAATATTATAGATTGGGGGACTAAATCTCTATCAGAAGGTTTAGCTGCGTATAAAGAAGATAAAGAAGGATGGAGAGATTTCATACAGCGTTCTGGTGTAATTGAATTTAGAGATTTTTTTAATAAAACATTAACATCTGATTATATACATGACACTATAGAACTTGATACTCATAATAAAATATTAGGTGAGATAATTAGGTATTATGCTATGAAAAGAAGTATGAAAAAGAATAAGAAGTTACGTGGCGTTTACTCTAAGGCTAAAAGTATTAAAGATTTAGAAGAAATTTTAGAAAAACAGATAGAAGAAATTATAGCAGCCTCTCCTAATTATATGAAATGGGAACTTAAGAATATGATTCCTGAAGAGCAAAGAGTTATTAATAGAAAAAATATTGTTAAGCGTAGAAGGATAAAGGGGTTTGCTCAAAAATATGTTAACTGGGCTATAACTAAAGAATGGGAATTTAGTCCTGTTATGGAAAATGTTAGTGTTAAGAATTTTATTCCTAAAATGATTAAATCTGGTCCAGGTCAGATATTTAAATTTGTATCTGATAAAGTTAACGAGATAGGATTAACTATGTCTGCTGGAGAAGAGTGGATAAGAACTATATCTTTTGTTATCGGTGTAAATAAAGCTTTTGATGCTGGTCTTATTAAAAGACAGCCAGTTAAAGACCTTAAGGGTGAAGATTTAATTTTAGCTATGGAATTTGGAAGGCTTTACTCAAGAGCAGCAAACTTTGGATTGACTCCTCAAGATGCGCCCAATATGTTTCATTCACCTCTTGGTGGAGGTATTATAGGTAAATTTAAAATATGGTCAGTTCAAAAATTTGCTAAAGATTGGAAAATGTTTCAAACTGGATTAGATGCAATGCTTGATTATGAGGATATTATTGCTACTATAGAGGACCCTCACGTTAGACAAACTTGGAGAATATGGTTTAAAAAAGTTCATCAATTTCAAAAAGAAGCTAGAAGAGAGTTTTATAGAGGTGGAAAGCTTAGATATTTTACAAGTAAAGAAACAAGAATGGCTAATCATGAATTTGCTCAATTAAGAGATTTCTTATTATTGCAAGGCCCGATAACATTACTGATGGACTTAATATTATTTGGACCAGTAGGTGGAAGTGTAGTTAGATATGCTCTTAGGAAATTTGGATTACAATCAGTAGGTGGGATGCGTTCTGATTTATTAGGTTTAATGCTCTTGCCTTTAACGATACTGTTAAGGTCTTTACTTGATGATGAAGATGAAAGCACTACTAGGTGGGCTATGTCTAATATATTAAGGCATAGTTTTGTTGGATTAGGAGTTCAAAAACCTTTTGACATATTGTGGTCTATCATGGCTGGGGCAATAAATGGAGACTCTGAAGATTTAAAGCATGGAGCTTATGAAATAGTTGACCCATTCATACCTTTTAGAGGTACATTTGGACCTATAATAAAACAAGGTGCTGGAATAAAGAGTACAGGCTTTTAAGACATCATTCCCCACAGAAACAGCCAAGAAGAGGCAAAGACTGTCCCTATGAAGATTTCACCCATACAGAATATAGATATTGTAATTAGAGTTATAAATATTTTAAGCTTCAACTTTGCTCACACAGTAATATTTTTGTTTAACAATCTTAGATAAATTTGCACTATCTTCTAGTATAGCTTTTTCTATTCTTAAATCCATTTTGTTACTATGCTTAAGTCTTTTCTGATAAATTTGTCCCACTGTTTTCTTCCCTTATAAGTTTTATAAAGCTATCAAGCTCTATTGTTAAGTATGTCTTTGAACGATTTCTTTTAAATACTACAACTGGCGTTCTGTCTTCGCAGTTAGTTTCTGATTGCTCTATGGCTTGCCAAATGTTTAATCTCTCTACATTCTTGCATTCGAAACTGTACCTTATTTTCTTTTTGGCAGCAGGAGAAAGCTTAATATCCTCCCCACTTTCTCCCATAATAGCTACCTTGACATCATCTTCTTCAAGAGAAGGGAAAGCTGATAAGAGATTGTCTCTAACGTAGTTTTGGAGTCTTCTCCCTTTACTTTTTTTAGATGATGTTTTCATAAAACGCTCCTTAATATAGTTATATCCCTAATCTTTTACAACATTTATCTATTTTAGGTAATAAACTAGTCAATGCTGTTAACTGTGCCAATGCTCCATTCATTTTAATATAACATTCTTCTACCTTTTTTTCAGCGTTTTCAATCCTTATTGTTAATTCGTGGATTTCTAGATTTTTTGATTCTTGCTCCACAGGCTTTACATCTTTTTTCTTTTCTTTTTTTACAGGCATTTTCTATCTCCTTGTTTAGTTTGTTTAGAATTATAGGTATTCTATCGTGCATATTACTCATCGCTATCATCCTGATGCGTTATAATAACCTCTCATGAATCTTTGTATCCGCAATTAATACACACTGCTTTGCAATTTTTTTCTATAGGCTCATTGCATCGAAAGCATTTACCATATTTCTTTAATTGATATTTCTTCAAGTTTCTCTCTGGCGACAAGTCTTTTACTTTAAAAAATTTAGCCATCTTTCTTTTCCTTGTTCTCCTTTTCTTCATACTTTTTCTTAAATTTATCGAACTCTACTGTATCTCCTTTAAATAAAAGATATTTCCCAAACTCTGTTGACATAGAATCTAAAAACATTTGTAAAGTCATAATTCTCTCACCCATTTGATATATCATTATTTTCAATTCTTTTTTTGTTGGTTCTTTCT